TCGATTGGCTGGACGCTGGCCACTCTTGGCCGGCACGCCAACGGCTACGCGGTCGACATCTCGGACATCAAGGCCAAGCTTGATCCCAACGGCATCGTGGGCAAGGTCGTGGCGTGGGCTCTCCCCGAGCTTGCGCAGTGCCAGTCCACCCTCGATTGCAGGCTGCTCGCCGACAAGGTGATCGCGGCTGTCAATGGCGCTCTCAAGGAGGAGCGCGACGCCCTCAAGCTGCCCGAGCCCGAAGTGCAGGAGATCGAGCCCGAGCCCATGGGCGGGATGCATGAGAACCGTGGCGAAGAGGAAGAGGCCCATGAAGAGCCGCAAGCGCCGGAAGCCGAAGACGCCGAAGCCGAAGAGGCGCAGGCGGTTGATCCGACGCCTACCATCCCCGAAGAGCCGAAGGACGACCAGCCGATGACCGAAGACCGCGAGGTCGAGGCCGAGGCTGAGGTCGAGGTCGAGGCTGAGGCTGAAGTCGAGGAAGAGCTTTTCAAGGACGAGGACGTCGAGGAAGTCGACATGCAGCCCTCGACCGATGGCAACCTCACGTCGAGCGGCGTCGACACGCACGCGCAGCGCACCGTCACGCGGATGCTGCGGCGCTCGATGACCACCTCGCCGAGCGTTCTCTCGCGTCCCATCGCGGGCCGCAACACGCACGGCAGCATCGACACCGTGACCGGCTCCGCCGCCAAGATGGGTCGGCAGAGGTCGCTTCTCGCTCGTGCGATGAAGGCCAGCGACACCGACGAGTTCGATGGTGGCCGCACGCATGGCAGGTTCAATCGCAAGGACGTCTACAAGCTGACGACCGGCGCGAAGACGATCTTCGGGAAGCGCACCATGACCGATGGGTACGATACCGACGTGCAGATATTGGTCGATGGGTCGGGCTCGATGGCCGGGCCGAGCATCCTCGCCGCCGCCAGTCTCGCTCTTGTCGTGGCGCAGGCCGCGTCGCAGGTCGGCGTGGATTGCTACGCGCACGTGTTCACCGACGATGGGCTGGCCATGATGACCGAGGGCAAGAGCAAGCCGGTCGGTCGCAAGTTCGCCTATGCCTACAACCAGATCACGGGTGGAACGCCCCTGACCGAGAACATGCTTCTGGTCGCGCAGCTTCAGCATCGCCGGGCGCAGGGCAAGCGCCGCATCCTGTTCATCATCACCGACGGCGGTTGCAACAATGGCGCGAGCGTCCTCAAGGCCGGTGCCGAGTATGTCGAGACGCTGGGCACCGAGGTCGCCAACCTGCACATTGGCTACGAGTGCATGAAGGTGTTCCGCAACGAGGCCGCCGTGAACGTCAGCAAGGTCAGCGACACCGGCCTCAAGCAGCTTTCGGCGCTGCTCGAAAGGGGGGCGTCATGAGGACGTTCCTGATCGTGGTGGTGATCCTGATCACCCTGCCGGTGTCGTGGCCGATCATCGGCATGGTCATGCTGCTTGGGCTGATGGACAAGCTCACCGAAGAGCCCGAGCCCAAGAAAAAATAACCGAGAGCCCCATTGAACTCTTCAATGGGGCTCCCCATATTGGGTTGACGGGCGACTGTGCCCGCCAAACCGGAGTAACGACCATGACCCAATCTCCCCGCGACATCGCCACCATTGAAGCCGCCATCGCTGGCATCAGCAAGATGCTCACCGATGTCGAGAAGTTCATGAACGACCTGCGCAACGAGCCCACCCGTGTGGGCGATTTCGTCGTGGGCTTTCCCCAGTACGGGCGCTTCATCACCCGCAAGGGCGAGTTGACCAATGCGCTCAAGTGCGGCGTCTGGTCCGCCGAGGATCGCGGCCATGCGATGGGTATGCGCGTCACGAACGGCAACGGCGAGGTCGCCGTCGTCGTTGGCCACGGTCGCGCGCTCGCCATGGTGCTGACCATGCAGCAGGATTTGCACATGCAGTTGTGCGGTCATTTCCGCGACCTGCTGCAGGAGCTTATCGACACCCGCGCCTACGAGGCCGACATGAACGCCCGCGCCGACGTCGAGGCTGCGGCCTACGCGGCTGAGCAGGACTACTACGGGATGGCCGAGGAGCGCGCCCGCCACCCGTGAGCCGCCCAGCCCAACGCCTTCCACCAAGCCCGGCCAAGTGCCGGGCTTTTCTTTGCCCGTGAGCGTTCTCATTATGTCCGCCCCGCCAGAGGGCGTTCGCTGCTGGGGGCTATCTCCATACCCCCCAACCCCTTCGTGCCCCTGTAGGTGGCCTCTATTGCCATTTGCGGGGCATGAAACTAGGTTGCGCTCCATGTCATTCACAAGGGTCAAGCCTCGACAGGAGCAATTCCTGTGGCTGGTCATCGAGGGCGTCTCGGCGACCAAGGCTTACGGCGAGGTGTACGGGAACGCGAACGAGCGAAGCTGCGCGGCTTCGGCCTCGAAATTGCTAGCTGTTCCTAACATGGTCAAGCGCAGGAACGAGCTAATCGCGGCCAAGGTGGCGCGCCAGCCTGTGTCGGCGGCCTTTTTGAGCCAAGAGGCTCTTGCCACCGCAGCAGAGAGCAGGGCTCTCGGCCAAGGCTCTGCCGCCGTTGCTGCTTACGCTCTTGTTGCCAAGCTCCATGGTCTCATAGTAGACCGTGCCATTACTGATGTATTGGTGCGCAAACCTTCCTCTATACCTGACAGCCCTGACACCATGACTGCCGATGAGTGGATGGGTACTTACTTGATCGAAGGCGAAAAGGCAGAGCCCCAAACAACGGCAGATGAGGCAGGTATAGTTGAGCAGGGCTCTCACTCTACTGAGAGCCCTGAAGTAGAGGGCTAGCTATACTGTATAGTGCTCGCACTATACAGTATAGCGTAAGTACAACTAGGGGTAGGGGGCCAACCCGGAAAGTGGGGGCGGCCCCACGATGTGGGGCCTCCAAAATTTTTGGACGGAGCCCATTTTCGACTCGTTCACGGTTTGTTCTAATGGGGCTCTCGATGTCCACGGCAATCGCCAATAGCCAGTACGACCCGCTCAGCCAGACGCTGACCGTGGCCTTTACCGACGGCACCGTCTACGAGTACTACGGCGTGCCGCTGCCGGTGTTCGTGGCGATCCAGAGCAGCGCCTCTTCCAAGGGCGGCTACTTCAACAGGGATATCCGGAAGGAATATTCCTACAGCAAGATCGGATGACATGGCCCAACAGCCCCAGCAGGTCGTCATCGGGTTCAAGCCGCAGCCCGGACCTCAGGTCGCCTTCCTGCAAGCGCCTTTCGACATCGTCGTCTACGGCGGAGCAAGAGGTGGTGGAAAATCCTTTGCCTCTCTCGGTGAGTTTTGGCTGCACGCGGAGAAGCATGGCCCCGCCGCTCGGGGACTTATGGTTAGAAAGACAAGGGAAGACCTGAAGGACACGATAGAGACCGCGCTGCAAATGTACGGCAGTGCCGCACAGTGGAACGAGCAGAAGAAGTTCTTCAGGTTCCAAGGCGGCGGCATGTTGAACATGGCTTACTTGGAAACCGACGCCGATGCGCAGAACTATCAGGGATGGTCTCTGACCCGCGTCTACGTCGAGGAGCTTACCCAGTACGCCGACAACAAGCCGATCTTCAAGCTGATGGCGACCCTCCGGTCCGCCGTCCCCGGCATCAAGTGCCAGTTCAGAGCGACTTGCAATCCCGGCGGCCCCGGCCATCATTGGGTCAAGCAGTGGGCAATCGATCTTGGCCCCATGCGGCCCTACACCGACCCCAACAACGGACTGACGCGTGTCTTCATCCCGGCGAAACTTTCCGACAATCCTGCGCTTACCCGCAACGACCCCAACTACATCAACCGTCTTCGCGCTAGCGGATCACCGGAGTTGGTGCGCGCTTGGCTTGAGGGTGACTGGGATGTCATTGAGGGTGCGTTCTTTCCCGAATTCAACCGCCGACGGCACGTGGTGCAGTCCTTCGCGATCCCAAAGGATTGGGTACGCTTTAGGTCGATGGATTGGGGCTCTGCGAAGCCTTTCAGCATAGGATGGTGGGCTCATGTGCAGGACGAGTATGTCACCCCAAGCGAGCGCACTGTGCTTCCTCGCGGCGCTATTGTGCGCTACCGCGAGTGGTACGGCAGCGCCGGACCCAACCAAGGACTTAAGCTTCCTGCCGAAATCGTCGGCGCTGGAATTGTCGCACGCGAGCACGGGGAAGAGATCGCGTATGGGGTGCTGGACCCGGCTGCTTTCGCCGTTGTCAGCGGCCCGTCGATTGGAGAGACCCTCGGGCGGCAGGGTGCGTTCTTCAGACGTGCGGATAATGCGCGACTTGGGCGCGATAAGCGCATGGGAGGTTGGGACCAGCTACGTGCCCGGCTGCGGGGAGATGCCGACCAAAGGCCCATGATCTTCTTTTTCGATACTTGCCGTGATACGTTGCGCACGCTTCCGATGATGCAGCACGACGAGGTCAACCCCGAAGACCTC